AAATCTCGTTTCTTTTCTAATATTTTTTCTCTATTATCAATGTGATACTGTTTATGACAAGCCTTACATTGCTGATGTAATCCATCAGTAGTATTCTTATTTTTAGGAAAATTATCTAATTCCTTTTCCGTTTTACATTTTACGCATGTTTTCATATAATTATTTAGAATCCTAATCCTTTATGTAAAATATAATTTATTTGTCGCTCTATTAATTGGTTGTCACCATACCACACATCTAAACCACTATTATGTTCGCTCATTGTAGTGTATATGGAAGACCAATCTATTACGCCTTCGATTTGGATGTTACATGGTGTTGGGATATATTCATAATAACAGTAAAAACTTGGATCGTTTAATAAATAAGTTGATACATAATTGTAAAGATTACCGGATGTGTTAGGTACAATCTTTTCGTAATAATCTCTACCGTATTTATACTCTGCTAATACAGGAATACCTGCTGAAAGTATATAAGTATCAGAATCCAATGCATCTCCACGATTTGAATCATGTTTATGTCCACAATTGCTACAATATCCCCAACTACCTCTATAATTCTCGGCACATTTACAATGATCGCCCCATAAAATTTTATGATCAATACTTACAATATCCATCAAACGTTTTAACTCTGATGGTATCACAAAATTATAATCATCGATAGGAACATCAATAGATTGTGCAAGGGAATAAAGTTGGTTAATACCACAAACATCTACGTCTGCATTATTTGGTACAAAGTTTGCAATTCTTTCATAAAGTGCTCTACCCATACTCTTAGCAGATGTTTCTAATCCACCAATCATGGTTCCGATATAGTTTTCAAAAAGATTGTAATCTTCATGTAAGGAGTCATTCAATGCATAGTCTCTGATTTGTGTTGTCACATCCCAAGATTCATTGTATTTACGAAGATCATATCCAGTAAAACTATCAATATCAAATGGATCGCTTTCACCAGTGATATACATCTGTCTTGTTCTACCATATTTCTGTTGCCAGTTTAATCCTGTCCAGTCACCAAAAGCTTGTAATGATTTTTCATACGGATTAGCGATGTCATATTGACTAAAATCAGTTCCTACAATTTGATCAATTCTGTTTGTAGATAAACTATATTGACTTACTGTTGTAAAATTTCCACTTAATACAAAAACTTTTGATTCCATTGAATTAATAACCCAAATACGATTGGATGCATCAGCAGCAATACCTTCTAGAGCATTGTAATTCAACTGTCCATTATACCAATCAGGATTAGCCGAAATACCTATAGTAGATGTAGTAAGATTTCCTGTGGTTAAATTTAATCTATTAACTTTATTAAAATTACTTGTAAACCATAAATGATTATCATTATCAAGTGTTAAATATTCTGGATGATATGCTGGAATACTACATAAGGGTGTTCCAATAGAATTGTATTTATTAACACATCCACCAGATGGTGAAGCATGATAGGTTAAAGTTATCCAAACAGAATTATCGGCATCTACAATTATATCCATAGGATTCGAACTAATAGGTAAAGAAATTGATGTCAATGGTGTTCCATTTGTATCATACTTATAAAGATAAGAAGATAAAGTGTTTCCATATGTTACCCATATGTTATCATTTATATCAGTCTGAACCATTGTTGGCTTATAATCAGGATCAATACCAAATCCGTTGATTGGTGATGTCTGGTTGCCACTAGGATTGATCGTAAGTAATAGATTACCTGTTATACCATCAAACTTTAAAACGCTGGTAGAATCAAATAATGTCACCCAAAGTTTATTTGTAGAGTCTAAACATATTCCAGCAGGTGTACATCCACCAGTTATACCATTTAATAAACTACTTGTATCACTTAAATCAATAGATGAAACTTGTATCCCTCTTGAATTGAATTTATAAAGTTTATCCAATTCTGCATCAGAACACCAAATATTAAAACAAGGATCAACTGCTATACCATATATACCACCAAAACCAGAAAGACTCATAACGTTTGGTCGTGTTTCTAAATATTCTGTATTATATTGATTATTAGTTCCGTTGATATTAAATCCGTCCAACCAACTAGTAATATTATTTACCATTGTTTGGTTGATATATGGATAATAAATTTTATGTAATAATGCACTATTAGGATTTGATATCCAGATATAAGGCGTTTCTTTATAAGAACTATATAACACATTTGCTGCTGCTGTAATTGTTGTATTGAGCGTTACGGTATTTGACGTTACGATATTTCTTGAATATCCACCACGTTGATATCCTTTAGTATCAGTCTTTTGAAAATATGGACCAACTAAATCATCAATAGTTACCCAAGTTTGTGAAGATACTGGAATAGTGGTAATACCAGAGCTTATTACCCCCATTTCAATACCTAACGCATTACTAGAAGGATAATCAAATAATGTTCCAATAGCATCAGTAGTACAACCAAATTCAGGATATTGGTCGTATACTAAATTAAAAACATTTGGGATATTTTGATTAACCCAATATGTACTATCACTCATGGAATCAATACCATTACGTGTTATCTTAATTTCCGCAGGTGTTCCACCATTGATATAATAAGGTATCGGACAAATCACTTTACTATTTGCATAAGATGGTACTGGTGAGTTACCGTCTTTAGATTCACTGTAAAGAGGTAAGCCTGATACTGATAAGGTGGCCCATAGAATAGCTGGTTCACCCATCTGACTACCAATATCATCGATATAATAATATTCAGCAAACCCTGTAACACCTATAAAATTAGTTCCGCTATAAATCGGTGTATCCGTGGTTGTAATTTGAGTTATTACATTCTGATTAATATCTAAAAACTTCCAACTAGGAACCAAATGACTCCATTTACCTTGTTCTGGATATGGTTTACTTTGACTATACTGTGTATATAAATCAATAGTGTGAACTCCATTATCAGACGCAGATAAAGTTAATTTGAATGGATACTGTTGAAGTGTTCCAATCATACTTGGTGGTGGTATAACGGCATATGATATTGCATACGGTATAGTAGCTGATGTATCTAAATAAAAGGTGTTGTCCATATTTTTCCAATCTTAGTATTCTACACTGTCATACTTAACTATAGTTGTTGATACGTTAATCTTATTTACAAAGCTTTCTTGATTATTTAAAAATGGGAATTGAAAATAATTTAATACTTGATTTTGTGAAATGAAATTAATATCGTTTGTATAGATAGGATTCCATGTCAACATTGATAATCCTTCATATCTTGCATTAGAATCTGTTCTTGCTGTATAAAATGTCTCTACACCATCAACAGATAATATCGAATTAGATAAATTATCAATATCTACAACTTGTCCTAAACGAGAATTTGTCGATGTAAAATAATTATAGAAGATATTATAGATATCGGTCTTAATTGCCGATGCATCTCTACGACTATTGGGTTTTTTAATCACTAATAGTTGTGTATTATCTGTATCAGTTAACGCAGGTGTCACACCGCTATTGGCAATACCAATATCAAATGCCATATACACTGGATCGATTGTTATTGGCTCAGAAGTCAATACCTTCACATCCTGCATACTTCCTATAATTAACGATTTCAACGAAGGATTTAAATATGATAATGGATTTTTCGTATTAGTAATTACTTTAGGCACAATGAATAAGTATACATTATTAAAATTACAAGAATCTGCAAATAGTACTTGGTTAAACAAAACTCTACTTACATTATTAGGATTTGTGATACCAAGATCATAAAAATACTTCAAATAACTTGATAAATATGACCAATTGTTGACAACTTTAACATCATGAATCAAATTACTGTAATTGGTTCGAACATAATTTTCAAAATCAGATTCAGTCACAAGTCTATACTGTGAACGGAAATTAGCGGGTGAACGACTTCTAATATCTTCTACCCCTTCGGATTCAGCGTAATAAGTTGATGATGAATTATTATCAAAGCTTAAATTCGTTATTTCATTTGGTGGTATAATGGTTATAGCTTCAATAATAATGTCATTTAAAATAGCATCAAATTGTTCGCTACTATAAACAACCATTTTACCAGCTTTAAGTGCATTCACACCAACTTCACCAGTTTTACCATCTGATTTTAAATAATATATAGCAACTTGATCACCAACATTCATCTTTTTGCCATTAATATCATTACCAAATTTAATTTCATAATGCATTTTCTCGTTAAGACGAATTTCATACTTCTTATCAGTTGAATTTTCATTATAAAGATTGTTTGAACGATTCCATTCACTCCATTTATTATCGATAATACTCTTAACATAAATGTTTATATTGAAATGATCAACAATGACATTATCACCTGGT